TGCCCCTTCCATTGATCGCGGCAGATTCTTCATTGTGACGACTGATGACATAGAATCTGTCCAATCCCAGCTTCTTCGAGAGCTGTCCAATGGTTTCATTATTGACTAGCATCTTTCGGGCATCCGTGAGGAATCCCTGCTTCTTCTCGGGGTAGTGTTTGCGCAGATAGGTGGCAATGCACACACCCAAGACACTGTCTCCTTCAAACTCCAAGCACTCATAGGATTCATCTTGGAGAGGCATCACTCCTGCAGGACAAGGTGCCAACTGGGCCGGACTTCCATCCGGTGTTGTATACTCCAAGCGACGCACGTAGGTCGTATGAACCATGGCAGTTTGAAACACACGTGGGTTGCTCACCCGATAGTGAGGCAGCCCATGCTTGTGGAGGATTCGATGAATATCACGTTCCGTAAAGAAGCGATTCGCAGAGTTGTAGGGGCAGTAGGTGTCCATTACAATCACTTGTTAGGAGGCATCAAAGTTCGTTTTTCAAAACTTCGAGTATGTATGACCACAAAACTTACAGCGATAGGTTGTCACACCCTTCGAAATCCAACCGGTGGTTTTGATTTTGACATACCAATGCGAACACATTGTTTAGTAATACTGAGGAAACACCGAGCGGAGAATCGTGTACACCACACCGAAGACAACGGCGTGGGTCACAGACTGGACGAGCAGGGACTGGCCTGGGGGGAGGGCGAGGAGAACGCCGGGGGTGAGGAGGACGAACAAAATAACGGGGACAATGACGTTGAGATCCATGTTTGTAGTATAGCATTTAAAAATATCTTTCCCCAGAAATATATTCACGTTGATGGTGAAAAGTTTCCATACCCTCGCCCTCCAAGCAATCCAGATCAATCGGCAGTTATCAGCTCATCTCATTCGCGTCCAATCGGGGTTCTTGAGAACCCAAAATATCGAACAAGCCCAAGAAACCATCAAGTCCCTCCAAAACATGCTCCACGATATGCAATCCTCTCTTGAAACTCCTCCTTCGAAACAACCCTCGAACTATGTTCCTCTGAAGTGATCAATCCATCGGTTTCAGTTCAAACGAGTAGTCGTTGGCTGTGAGTTTCGGCTCATGGCGACGCACAATCTCTCTCATGACATCTTCTCCGTGCTCGGGAAGGATTTCCATGAGGTAATCGTGCAGTTGCTTCTTTGAAAGCGTCCAGCCCTTTTTCCATTCTCCAGGCTTCTTCACCTGGAAGACCAGTTGTGACGCATTCAACTCAATCTTGTCAGGCAGAGGTTCCTTGATACGTGCTTCATTGTACACCGCTGCCAAATCCATTTCCAGGGTTCTGCGTTGATCTCTCAACTCTCCTGCTTTGCCATTCAGTTCAGAGAGACGCTTGTTGATTTCCAAATACTGCGTGAGAACAGGCTTCAAGTTGTCCATTGTGTGGTGTTCTCTCACAGGAATTAAACATGTTCGTTTTGAACAAGGAATGCCTGTCTTTGACGAAGCAGAAATCAAAAACCTCTGTGAGGTCTACAACAAAGAACATCCGAAGGAACCCAACATTTCCTGTAAGGGGCGGGACACAGATGAAGTCTGGGAAGAACTTCGCAGTCGGTTGGCCTCCAAATGCAAGACAGGTCGTGCGGAGTGTATTATCGCGAGTTTGTTACGTCGTCCCAAGGCTCCTCAAGAATGGACATTGAATCGCGAAGAATGGCTGTCATCGGATGACATTGACGCCGTGGAAAAGAACTACCAGAAGTTGTTCCCCAACTATTACTATGTGGGGTCTGTCCCGATGGACTTTGATCTGCAAGACGAAACCCGCAAATGTGTCGTGTCTGCCTTGTGTTCGATGAAGCTTCCCGAACTTGCCAAGAAGGGATATCATCGCATTGGCATTGTGGTGAATACCGATCCCCACGATGGACCTGGACAACATTGGGTGGCCGTGTTTGCCGATGTACGCCCGGAGTTAGACTATCCACGTGTCACCTATTTTGATTCGTACGCACATACTCCGGAACCTGAGATTAAGAAGTTGATGTCTCGGTGGAAGGAGCAATGGGATGCCACGGGAAATCACAAGAAGGAAATGAAGATGACCTTCAACAAGACTCGTCACCAATACAAGGATTCGGAATGTGGGATGTACTGTTTGTACTACCACTATGCCTGTATCATGGACATCCCCATGGCAGAAAAGGTTCCCGATGAAGTCATGAATACATTTCGCAATCTTCTCTTCCGTATGCCGTCACCAAAAGAATCGGGTAGCAAAGAATAATGGAGTGGTTACTTGTACTTTTACTCCTCGGAGTCATTGTGTGGTTGATGAGTGATGAGAAGCTTGGAATGCCCCAAGAGATCATCCCTCGAAAGAGATTGTGTGATTATTATGCGCCGGGAGGCACAGCAGAACCTCTTCAAGATGTCTTGTTCAGAGGATCGCGGTTGTATGAGGTCCATGTGTATTCGGATGAACAAGATCAACCGATCGTGGCTCCTCGGGAGTTCGCAGAGTCTGTGAGTTTTGAACAAGTCTGTGTGGATTTGGTGAATGATGCCTTCCCTTCCAAAGACCCGTTTATTTTGAGCATTGTGTTGGACTCGGACAAGAGCATCGTTGCCAATCGCGTCGCGGAACACTTGAAGACCACCGTGCGTCGTCATCTCCTCCAATCCAACAAAAACATTACACAAGTTCCACTCGATTCTCTTGCCAACAAGTTGATTTTGGTCTCGGGAGGCAATGTCAAGGGTACTGAGTTGGAACCCTTGATCAACCTCTTTTGGACGGAAGAGAATCTCCGTCGGTTGTCTTGGCATGAAGCCGCCCATCCCCGTGATGAATCAGAGTTGTTTGCCTTCAACAAGGACCATATCACGCTGGTCGCCCCCGACCCCAATCTTCGTATGAAGAATGCGCATCCCGATCGACCCAAAGCTCTGGGATGCCAGTGGAATCTCTTCGACCGCTCGGGGGGTGGCTTTGTGGAAAAACCCGAAGCCCTCCGCGGTAAATCTTCTCTGTCGCAGTAAACAAAATGAGTGATATGACTGATGAATCTACGACTGTGGGCGGTGCTGGTTCTTGGATGAGACACGTGAAGAAGACCATGAGGGCACACAAGGGCATGAAGCTCAAGGATGTCCTGAAGATGGCCAAGAAGACCTACAAGAAGTCCAAGAAGGGCGGTGCATTGTCTCCCATGCCCTTGAATGGTGGTGCCGTCCCCTTGACCCCTGCATCCGTGGGTGGTCGCCGTCGTCGTGGCTCCCGCAAGAGCCGTGGCACCCGGAAGCATTAAAACGGAAGTCATTTGACCTCTGTTTGAATCCCTAAATGGATCCTCCCAAGACTCGTCGTGAAACCAAAAAGACTGCCAAGGAAAAGAAGGCATCGGTCTATTCTGCAAAACACATCCGACAACTAGAACTTCTACTTCAAAAGAGAACGACTGACAACTCTTCTCGTTCTCTTTGAGTCTCTATCCTTTGTATGACCGCCTCCCGCTGTGCGACGGCACGTCTTGCCTTTGTAGGTCTTCTTTGCACAGCCACTTTTGTAATATGACAGATGACTCATATACCCCGCATAGGACCGAATCTCGGTACCGACTTCCACCGACATCAACTTCATCAGTCCATACATCCAGTGAGTATACGCTCGTTGGCTTTGTAGACTTGGCTTGGCATACGACTTGAAGATCTTTCGCAACTCCTTGAAGGGGAAGGCTTCACGAAGATGAGACAAAAACCGTTGTTGCGTTTCCATCTCTTCCGCCGTGGGGTTGGCAGGATAGTTGTATGCCACTGACATCAAGAAATCACGACCTGGGACTTCCTTCGGTTTCATCGCCATATATCGTTTTTTGATCTCTTCGAACTCTGGATCGGGTCCTGGATCTATCACATTCGGATCGTCTGCACATTGTGTTCGCAACTTGTTGTTCACCATGTTGTGGATTTCATACAGCCACTTCCCCAGGTCGCCGTGGGGTGGGTGGTCTTTGACAAACTGTTGTGTCGACGCCCGGCAATACTTACACGGCAACACATACGGCATGTCTTCCAACACATCTTTTGCATTCGGACTTCGAAAGGCAATCAAGTGAAATAATTGCCAACCACTCGGGCCCCAGAAGCGGGTATCCATTGTGATACTCCGCAAAAAGAAACTCCGACCCTAGAAACAAAATGCTCGACACCAAGGACATCATTATCTTGACTGCTGCGTTCTACCTCGGCTCCGTGGTGGCTCGTTTCTTCTCCGCCCTCACCGATGGTATCATCGCTCCCCTCCTCGCCCCCCTCGGTAGCAAGGGGATCACCGAGTCCGTGGTTGTGATTGGTGGCGTCACCCTCAAGACGGGTGAGCTCATTGCCTCCACCATCAACCTCATGATTTCCTTCGCGATTGTGATCTACGCGATTGGCATCCTCCGCACCTACTACCTCTCCAAGATCGGCGCTAACCGCACGGCGTAAAAAAGTAAAGAAGTAAACACAAATGGAACCACAGCCAACCCTCTGGCAACGATTCACAGGAATGTTCTCTTCTTCTACTCCCCCCGCAGCTCCTCCTGTGGAGACTCCTCCTGCTGGACCAGGAACGACTGAGAACGTCGGTGGTCGTCGCCGCGGTAGCCGCAAGACCAAGCGTTCCAAGAAGGTCAAGAAGTCTAAGCGTTCCCGAACCGGAAGGAAGTCCAGCCACCCCTAGGCATCTTCCCGAACTGAGCCTCTAATCTCTTCTTCAAATCTGCAGTACTTCCACGATTTCCAACATCCTCTCTGCGCTTCCAATCTTGGAAGGTAGATGTGATGGTATTCCACGACACTGGGTCCGGGGCTTCTCCTGGCATCGCTCCCTCTGTATGACAGTTCTCCTGAATGAACCTCGCAATGACATCCGACTCTGCGTGATACTCGCTGGTGTAGGCATCCACCTCCTGAGGAGGAACCAATCCATGAAGACCATCACCCTCCTTGAAGAGGTGAACGAGGTATGTCATGAAACACGCAGCCCACTCGGGA